CTGCAATCCCTGCTGCAACAGACCCTGCTGCGCTTGCTGCTGCTGGATTGTCTGACCTGTCTGGAACGCCTGCTGACCAAGACTTGCGAGCTGTGAGGCTGCACTCTGACGCGCGCCAAGTGCCGCCAGTTGATTTGCGAAGTTTTGCTGTTGGGCTTGCTGTGCCGCAGTTGCGCCATACTGGGCTGCTGCCGTTTGCGCTGCCGCGTTTGCTGCTGCCACTTGCTGCGCACGCTGAATGTTTGCCGCTTCTGCCGCTGTGCGTGCGCCTGCGCCGTACTGGGCTGCACCTGTGCGTGCCGCGACATTTGCTGCCTCGATCTGCTGCTGTCGTGCAATGTTTGCCGCTTGCGCTGCTTGGGCGGATGTTGCGCCAAACTGCTGCGCTGCTTGTTGTGCCGCAACATTCGCTGCCTCTGTGCCTGCAAGCTGACCGACATCGAACTGAGCTGCGCCAAGGGCTTGCTGGAAGCCGCGCTCACGCAAGTTTGCAACTGTTTCTGCTGCCTGTTCTGCGTACTTTCTGCGTGTCTCCGCCGCCTCTAATGCCTGACGTGAGCCGCCGAATGCGCGGGACGCTGTCGCTTGCTGGCCTAGTACGTTGAGTGCTTTTTCTTGCGCGCCAGATAAGTCTTGTAGGGTGCGGTCAATGACTGCTTGCTGGTATGGGCTTTCGTACTGCGCAATGTTTTGGCCTGCTAGTGTAAAGCCCCGACGCTGGGCTGGATCGTAACCGAAGCCAGTCTGACGCCCCTGCAACTGTTGTTGTGCTGGCGTGTAGCCGTAAGCCTGCTGTTGGCCCTGCACTGTCTGCGTAGTTGGCGTGTAACCAACTGGCATAACTGGCGCAGCTTGGAAGCCCATAGCTGCCTGTGTGCCTTGCATCGCCTGCTGTAGTGCGCCTGCCGCCGCTTGGTTTACGTTAAAGCCACCTTGTGGCGCTAGTGGCGCAAACTGGCCCTGCGTCGGGCGAGGCATGGCTGGAGTTGCTGTGCCGCCACCTTTTCCGCCGCCAGTGGGAACTTGAGGCATTGGGGTTAGACGTTCGCCGCCTGGTAGGATTGGGCGAGTATCGACTGAGCCACCCTGATTTAACATGGCATTGCCAAGCATGCCCATTGGCATTCCGCCACCACCCATTGCTGAACCTGCCATTATGCGTCTCCTTTAACTAGGCCAACCGCAAAGAATTGGACTGTTCGCGCTGCAAAGTGAATAGCGCCTTTAATTGTACGTTTTTTGCCAGAAGCAAAGTCAATGTAATTGCGGAACTCTTGGTAATGCTCGTGCGCCTTGCCTTGCTCAATCTTCTTGCGGCCCAAGTGACGATAGCCTCTGCGGATCGCTTCGCCCCACCACTTGTCATGCAAGTTGTGCATACACCAGACGACTGCCTCGCGCTTCATGCTTGGCGTGAATGCACCAGAGCTGACTGCATGGGTAGCTACTACACAGCCGTCTCCACCGCCGCCACTGTCGTCTTGCCCGTCGCTGTCTTTATCCGACGTTTCAGTAATCCCTAATGCGCGTGTCACAACATTACCTGGGGGATCGTAATTTGGGTCTGTTAGGGATCGCGCTAAGTCTGAGCCAAAATTGTCACGCTCACGCGCAGTCACCATTCCATCGTCGCGGTCATCTATCGTGACGCTACCAAAATCTGGACGGGGAATTGAAGGTGGGCTTAGCGTATCTTCAGTTGGCGAGTAAACATTTACGCCAGACGGTGTCGTCTCAATAAGGTTGCCACCAAGGACTTCACCTGCGCTACTGCCGTCACTGACGTAGCTGCCAGTTGTTGGGCTGTACTCCATCCCCGCTGGTGTTGTGGAGACCATTTCGCCAACTGTTGGGTTTTTAATTGGGTTGTTTATTTCGCCCACGCCGTAAGTTGGGTCTAGTCGGCCCAATGTGCTGCCTACAATGTATTCTCCAATGTCGTCGCCAATACGCTCAAATGTCGTCGGCTGTGAAATGTCAGTGATGGATGATGACGCGTCAGTAATGTAAGTCGTCGCAGGCGCTGATGTGCTGTAATCTTGCTCGTTGTAATAGTACACACTCTGCGGCCCTGCACCTGCTTGAGCTTGAGCAATAGCCAGCTGGTTTGCACGATCTGCTGCCTCGCGATCCCGCTGTGCTTGCGCCATTGTGCCAATTTGCGTGTAGTCAATCATTGGCGCGACATTAGACCCGTACTGCCCAGTAAATGGATCAATAAAGAAACTATCAATGTACGACTTCTGCGCTGGGCGGCGTGCAGCCAATTCGGCTTGCGCCTGCTCAAACATTGGCGCAGACGAGTATCCCTGAATGCCGCCAGCATATTCAGTCGGCGCTGGCATTCCATAAATGTCTTGCCCTTGAGGTGTCGCCAAACCAAATGCACCCGCAGCGCCTGCTACGTTCTGCATTGATGCCTGCTGCATTGGCGTGAGCGCAGCAACGTCTGGCCCATAATACGGCACATAGCCAAGCTGCGAAATGCGCTCGGCTTTGTTTAAGTTACGCTGCGCCGCAGCCTCGATGTACTCAGGTATTTCTACCGTTGATGTTGATGAGCCGCCCTTGCCGCCTGACATTATTCAAACTCCTTAACGTAAGAGGAATGCAGAGTTTTCCAACCGTGCCTCTCTAATGGTTTTTTCCAGCCAAAGCGACCAGTCATCATTAAACATTCACATCCTTGCGCTTTGGCCCACTCTATCACATTTTCGTGCATATCCAAAATCTGATCCAAATTGCCGCCGCCAAGGAATACGTTTAACGCCTTCTTCTTGGGATATACCACAATTTCTGTGACGATACACCCCTTCTCCGCAGGCCACAACTGCATCGTACCCCTGTACAACCCCTCGCACACGTCAATGAAGTCGTGCGTGCCGTTAGAATACTCTAGCGCCGCCTCAATCCATGGGCGGCATCTGGTGATCTCCTCTTTGAACGTATCGCTATTCATGTATCCTCGTAATCGCTAATGTCGTGGCGGGAGATGCGGGAGCAAACGCTGTCGCAGCCGTCGCGTCCAGCTTCCCATTCGTGCTATCTACCGCCCACTTAACCTCAAGGTAATCATCTGCACTAAGGTCAAAAATTGCAGACCGCGACACAACTAGAGTTGCGCCGTTTTGGTGCAAAACATTAACCATAGTTGAGCCTGCTTGATCTGTGCCATTGATTGCAGGCCAAAAGTAAAACGTCACATCGCTGCCAGATGATGATGATATTTGCGCCGTAAAGCTAATCAAATACTCGCCAGCTTCTTCAAAAACAATGCGCTCATTGTTTTTTGCATCACGATCAATGCGCGAGTTGTTGCTAGGCGCATCGTAAGTAATGCTGTAAGCCGTGTCAGCCGCCGCAGCCGTAACGTCTGTACTGCGTATAAATGTTGCATGACCGCCGCGCATGACAATCTGACGCCACTCACCATCATACGAAACAGTGGGCCAGCCATTCTCACGATCCCACATCAGCAGCCCGTCATCCGACGCAGGCTCGTCGCCAGTCTGCTGCACAAGCGGAATGCGCGTTTGACCAAGATACAACATCAAACGACGCGCCCATGACTTCCAGTCGTCGCCCTTCGGCTCTGGTGCGCGATACTGTAGCGTCATCTCTTGCCACCCTGAATAACGTCAATGCGGTTTATGCCAACGCGCCAGTCGGTGTAACGCTGTCCCTCAACGCGCAGCCTAATCTGACGCCCCGTGAAACGCATGCTTGTCGGGTTGCTCATTGTGAATGGCCCGTACTCGCGCTCAGTGCCGTTTGGATAAAACCGCGTCTTGAATGTGGCGTTCACGTCGCCCTGCGTTTTTTCGTCTGGCAGCATCTCAACGACCGACATGACGTTGTCGCCAGTTGCAATGCGGAACGGCCCACTCTCCGCAAACGGCGTCAAGTCGTCATACTCTAGGCCAATCTCATGCTCGTAAATCTTCTTGTCGGACGCTTTTGCCATCATGGGCTGTCGGAATGCACCTCGATCTGATCCAGCAGTACGATCAAGCTCACCGATATACCAAGTCCCCTCGATGTAATTTAGCACAACGTAGCGATCATTTTCCGTTGAGCTGCCGCTTGGGTAGAACCACCAAATCTCACCAAACATTGAATTTGACACGCCGAACGTCTTGCTGACTTGCGCCTTATTGATGTCGTTGAATACATAGTCAGACACGTCGCACGGCACTTCTTGAACGCCGCCACCCGTGTAAGTGTAGAACGAATTGACGCCCATCCAGAACGCACCCTGATCCACAACGACGCACGCCTCGTTTGCCGCTAAACCACATGATGTGCCAACACGTTCAATGCCGTACACATATGGTGGGCCAACGTAGTTTGCGACGTGCGCATCGCGTGTCGTCAGGATTAGAGTTTGCCCCTTTACGTTGACGCCCTTCATAATTGCGCCAGAGGTGTTCAGCTCTAAGTCACCCGCCTCGTTTGTCACTGCTGGCGTCCAAGTATTGTTGTCCTCACGATCCGACCACTGCACCTTGCGTGGATTGCCGCCTGCACCTAATGCAAACAAAAAGCGCTCGGCAGTTACGACAATGCCTGAGTTACTTGTTGGCGCATTCGACAGCACCGCAGCCGCAGTCGCCGTGTCTAGCTCCCACTGATAAATCTTGCCATCGTCTTCATTGCACGCCAGCAAGAACTCGCCCCAAGGCTCCAAGTGCCATGATGTGGCTGGCTGAATGCGTGACGTGTCTGGACGCGCAACGCCGTATGCGTACTCGCCGTATAGGTTGCCGCCGTACCCAGTAAACGCGAGTGCATCCTCTCGACCTGCCGTCAGCCCAGTTGGGGTAATGTCAAAGCGGGATGCGGCGCTATTCCAGACGTACAGCTTATTGTATGACCCAGAGGCAATCCAGCGGTCTGCACTGTTATCTTGCCAAGTCAACATTCCGCGCAGCTTG